GGGTTAGGGGGTGGCGGTGGGAACGGTCTGGTTGAAGACCGGGCGCGCGGTGATCGTGAACTGGACGGTGATCCTCGCGGGCTCGTTGTCCGTCGTGTACGCCTTGCTGTTGCTGACCACCGTGACGGGGAAGACGTCCATGCCCTTGGCGCCGGGCGTGTTTCCCTTGGAGAAGATCACGATGTAGCCGGACGTGCCCTTGGCGAGGTCCGTCTCGATGGTGTCGGTGGTGGAGTCCTCGTAGAAGGTGAGGGTGGAGTCAGCGGCGCTGTCGTCGCCACCGATCTTCGACACGAACGTGGACGCCATGTCCGGCGTTTCGATCGGCGTGTTCTCCAAGGACCAGCCGTCGATCGCGTTGATATCCCCGGTGTAGTCGGTGCCTGCGGTGATCTCCGCTGCGGTCGGGATCAGCGTGGTCGCGGCGATCGTCGGGAGGAAGTAGATGCGGGTGGTGCCCTTGCGGTTGAAACGTGCCATGAGTGGTGGCCCCTTAGCGGTAGGGGCCGGACGTGGGGGCCCCTGCTACACGGTTTGGTGTGGCGGCCACCTGGTGGTGGCGTCCGCGGGGCCCGCCGCGGTGCGGTTGTGCACGAGCCCTCGCAGGGGGCTCAGGCAGGGGTCAGGTTGAACCTGAACCGCTGCACATAGGTCATGATTGCAGCTTCCTGTTCGGACGTTCCCCCAGGCTGTCCGCCCCACTCCACGTCGAGGGAGCGGGTCATACAGGAGACGCCGGGCACGGTGAGCGGGTGCAGCCACAGGCCGGTGGCCGGGTCGCGGCCGAGGAGTGTGGAGCGGGCTTTGTCGGCCATCCACTCGAGTTGGTCGAGGTCGGCGGTGGACTGTGGCACGTTCGGGTCCGGGCCGGACACGGACGTGATCTGGTAGACGAACGATCCGTCCTCGCTGAGGTCGGAAAAAGGAGCGCCGGACACTCGCGTGTCGACGGAGTACAGCAGGTAGTAGGGCGGCGCGGCTCCCGACGTGGGCGCGCGGCTTTCCCCCACCGGCATGCCGGAGGCGGCACTGAGGGTGGTCTTCACCCAGTTCGTGACCAGTCGTTTCTGGATCATTCGAACAGCTCCCTCACGGCGGCGCGCATCTGCTCGTGCAGCGTGTCCTCGATGAAGCCGAGGGCTGGCTGGACGTGCGGGAAGGGAGGCTGGAAGAAGTGCCGGCCGATGCTGTCGGTCATGTCCCAGAACCCGAACTCGAGGCGCCGTCCCTGCGGTGCGGTGGTGCCGATGGTGCACTCGGCGCCGTACGGGATGCGTTCGGTGACGGCTTGCCATGAGGCGCGGTACTGGCCGGTGATGACGTTCGGGCCGGGCCTGCCGGATGCGTTCTGCCGGATCCGGGCGACGCCGGCGGCTCCCACGGCCCGTATCCGTCGCTCGGTGACGGGGCCGATCTGGTCGGCGGCGCGGTCCAGCCGCCTGGCGAGGTCGTCCAGGTTCACGGTGTGCTCCCCTGGGTGCGGGCGGCCTGCTTCATGTCCATGGGGGTGATGCGGACGACCTCTACGGTGGAGGCCCGGCCGGGGTCCTGGCAGAACCAGGACCGGCCGATGAGTGCCGCATTGGCGGGGTTGTGCACGGCGACGACGGTGACCAGGTCGTCTCGGGCCGGGATCGGCGCCGTGAGGGGGGTGAGCAGGCGGGCAGGGGACATCGTCTCCTCCGCCCAGGGGAGAGTCGCGGACGGCAGGGAGCTGATGCCGCCGGGCGCACCGGCCGCGAGAACGGCGCCAACCCCCTCGTAGACCAGTGCGGGCTCGGGGTACTCGAGCCGGCCCGTGTCTGGGTTGAGGACCGGGTCGCCGGTGGCGGGGCGGACGATACGGACGGTGTCCACCATGAGGTTGGCCTGGATCCAGGTGACGACTCCGGCGAGCGCGTTGTCGAGGCCGGCCATTACTGCTGCCCTCGCGCCCAGTCGGTGGCCTGCCGGAGCATGGCCCGGGTCAGGTCGTACTTGTCGGTGCCGAGGTCGTCCCGGTTCAGAGCAGCGTTCTCCAGCTCGGCTGGGTCGATCTGGGCGAGGAAGCCGGCCACGATGTCGGCGGGGCTCTCGGCGACGCCCACGGCGACCCGCGCGAGCCCCTCGAAGGCGACTGCCTCGGGCTGTCGCGTGTGCAGGACGACGAGGGGGAGGCCGCCGATGATGTCGTGTTGGAGCGTGTACCCGGTGACGGTTCCGGTGGGCAGTGGGGTGCCGTCGATGGTGATGGTGGCGTGGCCGGGCTGGGCGTCGATCCGGACGCCGTGCGCCTGCGGCTCGATGGGGGTGTCGGTCACCGCTCCGCCTGATCCTTCTGGCGGATACCAGCGATATCCAGCGAGTTGTGGACCATGACCCGCAGGGGCGACCCGTCCTTGTCTTGTCCGAAGCATTCGGTGGGTTTGCAGGCACACGGGGCGTCGCTGGTCTCGTGGTGGCTGACGTTCCCAACGTCGGCAAGAGTGGTCCCCGGAATGAGGTGGTGTACGGCAGTCATAGGGGCGCTCCAGAGCGAATCTCGGTTCGGCCGATGAGGTCAAGGCGGGGCAGTAGTTCTCGCTGGCAGTGCGGATGTGCGGAGGGGTAGGCCAGGGCGTCCTGCACGGTGCGCAGTGTCCGGTTGGCGCGGTCGGGGTCGTCGTGCGATGTCCATCCGCAGTCAGGTCCATCGCGTACCTCCACCCACTCGGTGCCGAGTTCGTCCAGGGCAGTGCGGGCGGCCGCGGTGTTGGCGATGGTGACGGCCTGCCAGGTGATGGCGGCGCTGGCCCACGCTTCGACGGGGTGCCGGGCGTTGTTGGCGTAGATCACGGTGTCCAGCGGGTGGTCGCGGCGCAACGCGGCGGTGTCGATGCGGACGGAGAGGGCGTCGCGGGCGGCGTCTTGTACGGCGCGAAGGAAGGCGCGGGCCCGGCGCAGGGCCTCGGTGATGCGGGCGGTGAGGTCGGCGTAGTACTGCGCGGACAAGCTGGTGACGGCGCCGCGGTGGCGGTCGGTCCACTGGAACAGGCGGTTGGGCCGGTCGGCGTTGTCGAGCATCGTCCAGGCGCCTTCCCGGTAGATCAGGGGCAGGTCGCTGCTGGCCCAGCGTTCAGCGAACGCGCCGGCGGTCCGGGCGAACGCGGCGAGCGAGGTGTTGAACGCGGCGAGCGCGGCGCGCAGCCGGGTACCGATACCGGCGGAGCGGCCCGGCCGGATGCCGGTGAGGGCGTTGAGGAGCTGGGTCTGGGCGGTGGTGAGGATGGACCACGCGGCACGGAGCCGGTCGACGGCGTCGGTGATGAAGGACAGGAGGCGTTGGCGGAGGGTACGGCCGCGGCGCCGGACGGGGGTGGTCATCGGCGGGGCCTCTCCCTCAGGTAGAGCAGCCCGATACCACCCAGGCTGTCGCCGTCCGGGCTGGTGGGGTCGTCAGGGGCCGGGTTCTCGCCGTTCTCGAGCGCTTCGATCTGCCGCTCATAGGACTTGATGTTCTCCACGACGGAGATGCCGACGACGGTGGAGACGTTGATGGTGGAGGGCTGTGCGCGCAGGTCGGCGAGGCGTTGGCGGAGGACCTCGAGGGCAACCGCGCGGGCGGAGCCGAGGCGGGTGTAGCGGGCCTCGAGGTCGACGAGGTCGGTGTTGGTGCCGAGCACGGAGAGGAGCCATGCCCGTACGGCTTCGTTCATGGCGTCCTCCTGGCTGGTGTGGTTGGGAAGGGGTGCGGGTGCGGGCCCGCCTTGTGGCGCCCCCACCTGGGGCGGGCCCGCACGCCGCTAGTCGCCGCTGGTGCCCTCGTCAGCGGCGTTCCGGCCCCGTGCCGGCTTGCGGGCCGCGCGCTTGGCGGCCGTCTTGGTGTCCGCGTCGTCGTCCGTGGTGGAGTCGGAGGCGGTCTTCGTGGCGGCCGCGGGGAGCTTGCCGCCTTCCCACGCGTCGGGGTTGGTGACCAGGGCGGCCAGCTCGGGCTCCGGTTCGGTGCCGGCGTCGAGCTGCACCATCTGGTGTGTGCGCGGGTCCTTCACGTGGACGGTGGCTGCCAGCTTCGCGCCCATGGTCAGAACACCTTTGCGGTGATGTGGATGTCCGGCACGTACAGGACCGGCATCGCGACGGCGGAGCCCTTGGTGTAGACCTGGACGGGGTCGTCCTTCCAGCCGTGGGTGACGATGATCCCGGGCGCTTCCTGAAGTTCGATGGCCGGGTTGTCGCCGGTCGTCAGCTCGATGGATTCGGCGGTGATGCCGAACTGGGTCTCGCCCCACTGCTGCCGGTTCGGCGGGACCATCACCCACCGGTCCTCGGGGATCGGGCGGGCCATGGTGCCGTCGTCCTTGGGGATCTGCACGTCGTAGATCTCGATGGGCGGCAGGTTGTAGCGGGCGCGGACGGTGTCGACCTCGTTGGGGGCCAGCGTGGCGGTCGGCGTGTTGGAGGGGTTCACCGACCCGTAGTAGGCGGCCCGGTAGGCGTTGTTCGCGGCGAGGAGCGCGCGGGCCTTGTAGGAGGTGACGACCTTCTCCGGCATCGGTGCACCGGAGGCGCGCAGCGTCTCCAGCCAGGCGAGTTCGTCGGCGATGGCGTCCGCGGTCGGGTCCGTCCACGGCACGGCGGCGGTCGGCATGTTGGCCGAGGGGACCTGGGCGTCGTACTCGACGGTGAGGCCGTTCTCGTTGGCCAGGGTGAACTTGCCGTCGGTCAGGAGGTCGCCGGCGGCCAGCTCCAGGCGGGAACGGATGGACAGGACGTGGGCGGCCACGTCGTCGTAGAGCGCCTCGACGAGTTCGGAGGCGTCGGCGCCGCGGCGGGCCGCGAGGAGGATCGTCTCGAGTTCGCCGACGAGGTACTTCTGGCCGAGCGGGGGCAGCATGCCCTCGGTCTCGATGCGCTTGACCTCGCGGGAGGCGACGGGGGTCTGCGCGTCGTACGCGCGGTACTTCGCGGCGTTGACCCGGCGGGACGTGCGGCGGGTGCGGAACTTCACGCCCTGGATCTGCCGCTCGGGCATGACGTTCAGGGTGAGGGCGTAGTCCGCGGGCGTCTGCACGGCGCGGGCGAACGCGATGATCTCGGTCGGGGTGATGTCCCTGAGCAGGGCCTCGAGCATCATGGTCTGTCAGTCCCTTCTCAGGCCACGTTGGAGAAGTGGAGGGAGTCGGTGCGGTTCGCGGCCGCGGGCGGGGTGAACGCGACGGGGAGCTTGGAGGCGTCGATGTCGCCGATGATGCGGAGCGCGGCGCCGACCTTCGTCGAGGTGGGGTTGTAGGCCGTCTCCGTCTCGAGGAGGCCGGCGAAGACCTCGCGGCCGTCGGTGGCGGCGGAGTCGTAGATGCCGTACAGCCCGGAGGCGGTGATCCGGCCGAGGGGCAGGCCGGACTTCAGGACGCGCTGGTTGACGTGCGCGTTCGGCGCGAGGTAGTGGGTGTTCGCGGTGAACGTGCTGGTGTCGAGGGTGACGGTCTTGTTGGTCTCGGTGCCGAACGTCGACATCAGCCAGCGGCGGTCCGCGGTGACGGTTTCCTGCGTGGTGATCGGCTGGATGTCCATGCCGGTCTCCTCCCGTGGAATGGGGATGTGCTACTGGGGGGGGCGGACACCGGTTGGTGTCGTCCACGGGAGGAGAGGCGTGGTCCCTCGGTCTACAGGCCGCGGTCAGGCGGCGTCGGGCTTGGCGTAGCCCATCTTCACGGCCAGGGCATGGGCCCGGGCCTTGGCGTCTTCCTTGCTGGGGGCCGGGCCCATGCCCTGGC